GCCATTGACCGCGCTCACGCTGCCGACGTCGGCAAGGTTGAAGCCGGTGGCGCTCCAGCCGGGCTGCGCGGGGTCGAAGTTGCCGTTAGGTGCGTAGTGCCAGGCCGTCCCGGTGCCGGGTGACGGGCTAGGGCTGGGCGTCGGGCTCGGGGAAGGCGACGGCGAAGGGCTGGGCGAGGGGCTGGGAGTCGGAGTCGGGGTCGGCGAAGGGCTGGGGCTCGGGGACGGGCTCGGTGACGGGTGGGGCTTGTGCGCCAGGTGCCCCTGGTTGGCGGTTGCTGAGGTGGCAGGCATCAGTAGAGCGACGGCCGCAACAATCGCAATCAGTAGTAACTTACGCATCAGGCTCCTTGGAGGTAGGTAAACCTCGAGCCCCGGCACCGCTGTGGTGACGAGGCTCGATGGTCTGGAGGGGGGATTGGGGGGCTCGTACCCTAGGGAGAGACGCCGCCCTTGAAGAAGTGCCAGAGCCCGGCCAGGACGCCGATCACCCAGGCGTAGGTGGTGAGGAAGCCGCCCACGGTGACGGCTATGGGCACCGCGAGACCTGCGAGTATCACGCCAAGCAGCAGGCAGGCAAGCCCGACGACCACAGCCACGACGAGGGCGAGAACAAGGCGCCCGATCATGGGGTGGGGGTAACCTGGGAACGCACGATGATGCCGGCGACGACCGTCAGCACAGCGGTGATGGCAGCGATCCGGTCGGGGGAGAGGGGGACGCCGAAGGCGACGGCCAGCCCCAGGACAGCGGCCGCAACCGTGACAACCACGGCGGGCTCCCTCTTAATGAGGGCTAGTAGTTGATTGAGCATTGGGTTACTCCTTTACTTGGTGGGCGATCGTGTGCCAGGCCCAGCCGAGCGCCAGGACGGCGATTGATAGCAATTGATACGGCCTCCGCTTAGGCAGCAGCGGGATCAGGCAGATGAGGCCATGCCAGGCCTGAGCGATCCCCTCTTCCACGTCACTTACTGATTAGGCCCTTGACGTAGAGCGAAGCCTCGAAGTCGGCGTAGGCCGCGTGATGGGCGCCGCCGGCGCCTCGGTGATGTAGGGCGCAGAGCCACATGAAGTTGGGGTCCGACTCGGCCCACTCCTGCACCAGCTCGATGCTGGTCAGGTTGGGGTAGTCGACCTCGATGGCGTGGATGTCCACTGAGTTGATGACGGCGAATTCGAGGTAGTGGTGATGTAGCTCCAGCCCCGGATGACCGGGCTGGTCCAGCATCGGCTTGCCGAGCGCATCAGAACACTGGTCAAAACCAAGTCGGGCACCGACGTAGCACACGCTGGTTTTGGAGTGGGCTCGGTGGTAGGTGTTGAAGGCGACATAGTGCACATCTCCTTGCCGTGGGGCGTGGTCGGGGTAGTGCAGGGTGTAGTGGTTGGTGACGGCTTGGATATGCGCCGAAGTGACCACATCGGGGGGTACTTCCGTCATGGGCGGCCGTTGCCCTCCTTGGTCCCCCGCTGCAACCGCCCGAGCCGCTCCTGGAAGTCGTGGAGGCTGTCCTGCAACTCCTTGTGCTGCCTGATCCGGTAGGCGATCTCATCGCGGAGGATGTCGATATCCGCCCACACACCCCCCGGATTGTTGGGGGTTAGCCTGCGCACGCGCTCGAGGATGGCCGGGATGTCCACCCCTTGATGCCCTAGCTCTTTCATGCCGCCAGCGATTCCACCCATTCGCCGAGGTCTCGGGTGCCCTTACTGGAGTTGCAAGTCCGACAAGCCGGTAGGACGTTAGTGATGAAGTCCGACCCGCCTTTGCTCAAGGGCATGATGTGGTCCCGCGTCAATGCCCCGATTTGCCCGCAGTAGGCGCAAGCCCAATCATGCTCCCGGCACAGACCAAGCCATTCCTCGACGGTGTGTTTCCCTGACGCGCGGGCCGCCTGGGCGCGCCTGCGTGAAGCCGCAGCAGCGAACTGGTCTGGATCTGCAGCATATCGCCGTGCCCAGCCAGACCTCTCAAGCTCCCGCGCTCTCTCTCGATTCGCAGCCTTCCACGCACGGGTCGTAGCGATGGCTGCTTCTCGGTGAGCGGTGCGGTAGGCCTTATTCTTGGCTTGGATGCGGTCTGGGTGAGCAATGCGATATGCGGCATCACGAGCGAGCTTCGCCTCCGGGTTAGCTGCATACCGGGCCCTGTCCTCCAGTCGGAGCCGTCCATGATTCAGAGCTCGGTATACGGCCTGCTGCGCGCGTATCCTATCGCGCTGAGCGACATACCTCTGGGCGTCGTAGGCAGCTTGCTTCGCCTTAGCGATGGCGGCGGGCGATGCGTCTATGTGGCTAGACAAATCGTCACCAGCGCAAACGCCACCACTGCCGGCGCCACCAGCGCCACCACTCTCGCCGCTCCACTAGCCACAGCTGAAGAGGTGTGCCGTCAGCCATCCTACGAACCCCACGGCGCCGAAGGCCACGCCGATGGCGGGCGCCGGGTGGTGCTCGATGATCCCGCGGCCGTAGGTGGTGTAGGGAGATCTGTTGCTAGCTAAGGCATAAAACTCCATCGCGGCAATGCCTAAGAGGCCGGCCAGCAAGGCGATGATCGGCACCAGCATCAGAAGTCCCATCACTGGGCTGATTGGAGGATTGATTGGAGGGTTTCAGTGAGAAGCATCAGGCCTTCTTGTGAGCCGCGTCAATCACGCTGGTAGCCTCACGCGCTGCCTGTGAGACAACCCCGGCAGCTACCCGAGCCGCCTCCGCGACCGCTGTAGTGTTCACGGTCTTCAGGACATCTATCTGGCCCTCCATCCGCAGAACCTTCTCCGTCATGGCTGCCCGCGCATCTTCGCATTCCACGTTCTTGGCGTCGATGCGGCCGATCTCCTTGGCGTGTAGGTCGGCCAGCTTGGCCAGGCCGTCAATGGCAGTCTGAGCAGTTGCTACTCCCGTTTTGACCTGATCGCCCTTCTGGTTGGCTCGGTAGGCATAGACCCCCATGAGGGCCGTGATCATCATGGAGACGCCAACGAATATGTCGGGGCCGGGGAGAATGCTCATACGCCGATGTCTTCAACGAGGACGAAGGACCGAGCGGTTGAGCTGGCGTACCAGGTGCCGGCGGTTGCGCCGACGGTGTGGTTGCCCTCCACGTGGTACGTATGGACCCCGCCGCTAGGCGTCCCGACCCATATGAAATTTACGTCGCCGATCATGGGCGCCGTCGAGACGGGGGTCACCTGCTGGAGCAGGGTAGTGCCCTCATAAAGAGAGGCGGTGTAGGCGTCGGCGGTGGCGAGGGCACCCATCGCCGGGGCGAAGACGGTTATCTTGATTCGCCGGCCGGCCACAATGGTGGGGGCGACAGTGAGCCCGGTGATGGTGGTGGGCGAGGTGATGCCAGTCTGATTTGAAGTGATCTCGGCGTAGGCCAGCGTGCCGAGATTGTGGTCCCAGTTGCCGTTGTCCCGGATGTAGGTGTTCAGGTTCGCGGCGGTGAGTATTTGGTTGACGCTCCAGGATGGAAAGTTTGTCCAGCCCATCAGTAGCTCAGCTGGGCAGTATCGAGCAGGCCAAGGGTGGCGTTATCGAGAACAAGATATTGAGCGGTGCCGAGGGTGGCTGGTGAGGTTGCATAAGTAGTCTCCCATCCCGTTGCTTTGTTGTATTTGTGCTCGATGCCCTCGAGGTAGAGGTCCTGGCTGAGCCGTGGCCCACCGCCGGGGGGTGTCCGCTTGACTGTGACGCGGTCCCACAACTTGCGGCCCAGCACCTGCGGGTACAGGTTGGTGGGGTCGGAGTGAGGGGTGACCGCGAATTTGCGGATGCGTAGATACGGGTCCTTGTAGATGCTGAGGAGGCGCGTGGCCAGGTCGGCCACCTCGTTGTCGCTCGCGTTCTTGAGGCCGGTCATGCTCAGGCTGCGGATACCGTAGGCCGTCTGGCTGGTGGTGTCCTGGGCCTCCTGCAGGAGGCGGGCCGACGCGGGCGTCGAAAGTGTCTGCACCTGGACTACGGTGCCGTCCGAGGAGGTGACGTTAGCTACCGACGTGTTCGCGGGGGTCGTGGCGGTCATCTGGACATCGTTCCAGAGGTCAACGTCATCCATACGCGGGTCGATGCCCTGCAGGATGTAGGGCAACTCGGAGCCGCCCGCGTCCCCGAAGGTGGCCTGCGAGGTGGTGGAAGCTATGGTCGTCGTGAGGTGGGAGCGGTCATAGAACGTCATCACGCCGGCCGGATCCTGGAACAACAGCCCCTGCTCGGATTTGGCCACGTCGGTGAGGTGCTGCAGGGCGGTCCCGGTCGAAGGCATCGGCTCGCTCTGTATGTAGGACAGGCCCAGCTCTAGGCTCTGATCCGCTGACGGCCAGTTGATCTGCCCCAGCACGTTGGCGATACGAGTCCCCGAGAGCACGTTCCCAGCGTCAGGGGAGGCCGTCAGGAAGCGCAGATTGAGGACCTTGAGCGCATCGGTGCCCGGCAGGGTGACGTAGCTGTCGCTGACGTCCGGCCAGGACAGCGGCCAGCCGTCGATAAAGCCGCAGTAGATCGGGTAGGTGATCCCGTTCCACGTTGCCCTGATTCGTACCCGCTTCATCGGCAGGACGTTGGGGCTATAGGGGCTCGAGGTGTTGGTCGGATCGAACCGCCGGTCCTTGTTGTCCAGCAGGATGGATGCCGTCGATGCCTCCACGGTGCCGAGTTCGTGCTGGCGCCCCATGTGGGTCGTAAAGCCGAGGCACTGGGTGGTCACGTCGGTCCAGGTGATGCCACTTAGCGACGTTAGGGGGTTGGACGCAAAACCGATCTCCACCTTGGGGTCAGGCCACAGCGCGGTTAGGGAAGTGGTGGGGGGGGCGACTATCGGCACTTAGTTCACAATCGGCGTGATAGCCGCGTCATGGAAGGTGCAGGTAGTGGTGGCCGCTGCGGCCTGGAAGGTCAACTCCAGAATCTTGTTGGCGGTGGTGTCCAGGGCTACGGTGGCGGTTGATTGCGCGACGGCGGTGGCGGCTGCCGAGACTCCGGTTGCGCCGTTGTTGGCCAGGTTGCCGGAGCCGATCACGGCCCCACTGGCGCCACTTGTTCTGACCGTGACCAGGATGTCTACGGAGAAGGGGATGGCCGTGCCCGAGGCTGCCGCCGTTGGGCTGACGTCCACGGCGATATTGCCGGTTAGGGTAGTGGTCCCGATGCGCGCTCGGAAGTGGCCGACGTTAGCGGCGGAGGATGTGCAGACGCCCGAGGCCATGATCCTGTACGTAGTGCCCGCGCTCACGCTGTTGGCGGGGAGGGCGAGGCCGACGACCTGCGTCTCGGTGCTATTGATACCAGCAGAGGCGGCGGTGATCGAGGCGCCGAAAAGGCCACCCACGAGACCGCTTTTTATTGTGGCACCGCCGCCAGTCGAGAGATTGGTGACGCCGGAGTAAGTGTTACCGGCGACCATGACGTTGTCCGCGCCTGCACCCCACGCTATCCCCGTCAACAGGTTGCTGAAGGAGTTCCCTCGAACCGTCAGACCGGATTGCTCGAAAACGGGCGGGAGCGTTATGCCAACCGTGCTGCCGACGATGCCGCTGATATAGCAACCCTCAATCGTCAGGCCCCCGATGCTGCCGATGACGTTGAACCATGTCCCGGCCGCGGTTACGTCTCCCAGCCAGCATCCCCGGAAGGTGACCCCCTGGCCAAGGGAGTTGACGGCACTTTCGGATCGCAGGGCTCCTGGCGCGCCCGATGCCAGCGGCTCGAAGTTGCATCCATCAACCTCCCACGCCTGGCCCGGATTCTGGATGGCGCAACTGGTCAACTGGTAAGAGCTGCCAGTACTTGAAAAGTTGACATCCCGCAGGCGAACGACGTTGGAGAATGCCAGCCCGGCTCCACCGATCCCGCGAACACCGACCGCCCCGCCACCAATAAGGCACCGCTCAATCGTGGCGTAGTTGATCTGATCGAGGTCAACGATGATCGCGGCGCTGGTTAGGGCACCACCCCCGAGAACAGCGTCATGGATATTGAGCAGGTTACTATAAGCTGGCCCTGTCGCCGGTGAGGCGTCTACAAGGGTCCCGGTAAAGGCTGCGTTGCTGTAGCCCACGCCGATGTGGTCTAGTTCAAAAGCGGCAGATCCTCGCGCATCTATGAACCGCGCCCCGGTTCCTGAGTAGGTAATTATCGTGGCGGGCGCGGCGCCCGGCGTAAGTCCGCCAACGCCCGTCAGCCTGACGCCTCTTCCTGAAACGGTAAGGGCGGAACCAGAGACGAAGTTGCCAGCACCCAGTTGAACTGCGCCACCAGCGGTCGGCAGCAGCGCCGCCGCCGCCGCCACCGTCAGCTTGGCCGAACCCCAAGAGAGGCCATCATTGGCGTCGTTGCCGTTCTGGCTGGCGTAGAAGACAGCATCAGAGACCTGGGGCTTAGTGGAGACGGGGTCCCCGACGGCGTAGTTGGCGTCCCCGGTCGGCGTCCATCCCCCGGTACCGGTGGGTCCTGTGTACGCGGTGTATAGACCAATCGGCGGCCGCGGCGATATCCGGTAGCGCCCCGCGCCGTCGGTGGCAGCCGTGGAGACGTAGGCGACCGCCGTGACGTTGTTGACCAGGCGCACCCATACGCCAACCCATCCAGCCGACGTGAGTAAGAGATAATCGTCGTGGTCTGCCATTTATCTCCCTACGCGGGCCACAAGGTGCCCAGGGTCCGCTTCTTCTGGATCAGGGCGTCACGGATGGGCATGGCTAGCGCCTCGGCTGTCTGGTTCCAGTTGAGCACCGGGCCTTGCACGGTCACATGCACGACCACGCCACCACCACCACCGCCGTAGTTGTTGCCGCCGCCGCCAGCCACCGCCGCCGAGCCGCCCCCCCATGCCGAAGCGCCGGGGCTCGCCATCCCCTTGGCGTGAGCGGTGATGCCCTTGGACATATCCGCCCAGTGGCCTAGGCTCTCTCCCTTCATCCAGTCGAAGCTCTTGACGACCGCCTTGGCCATATCGGGGATGATCGAGTGCCCAGAGATCGAGTCGTACAGCTGCCGGGCTTGCTGGGTCATGTTGTAGGCCATCTGCTGGAAGCGGGCTGAAGCCTGGGCCTGCATGTCGGCCACGCTATTGATTACCGAGTCGTGGAGTTGGCCGAAGGAATAGCTAACGCTGTGCAAAGCTGCGGCGCTGGCGCCAGCGGCGGCATTGGTCGTGGCGTCGAAGTGCGCCTTGGTTGTGGTCGCCAGCCCTTCGGTGTGGGAATCTATCCCTGCGCCCATCTCGGCGAAGGCCGCGATCTGCCGGGCCTTGAACGCTGCGGTCCGGCGCTCGATGGTGCCGTCGGTGACCTCGTTGACACTTTGGAGGACAGCCGATGTATCCGTGGCCAGCCGCTTGATGTCCTCCTGGCCCTTGCTGAAGCCCTCGGCGGCGTCCTTGGCCGCCTTCACCACGTCGCCGCGCGCAATGTCCCAGCCCACCTTCAGGGTCGTCACGATCGCGTTCATCGAGATGGCGATGTTGTCAGCCAGGACTTTGTACCAGCCGACCGTCACCTTGAGTGCGGCCGGGAGCTGGACAGCGAAGAAGGCAAGGGTGCCTATCACAGCAGGGCTGAGTGCGAACGCCAGCAGGGTGGTCGAGGTGTCCCTAGCCGCGCCAGCCACCCCGCGGATGCTTCCGGTTGCCGGATCAACGTGCGAGGGAGTCTGGTCAAAGATGCTGAAGATCGACAGGAATGAGCCCGCGAGGGTGCTCATGGCGTCCAGCAGGGGCTTCCCCGCAGCCAGCAGCGCGGGCCAGGCGGTTGTCGCCACGGTGCTGGCTGCCGTGCCAACAAAGCCGAGGGCGGTGCTCACCTTGGGCAGCAGATCCGAGCCGAGGTACTGCAGGATGGCCCCAAAGACACGCAGGTTTCCCGCCACCATATTGTCGATGAGATGCTGGAAGGGCTGGATGTGGGTGTAAGCCAGATAGAACGCGCCGGCCACCAGCGCAACGCCAGCCGCCACCGCCAAGATCGGCGCTGCGGCGCCCATGAAGCCAGGGATCACTGCAATTTGCAGAGCCCCACCAATCCCCATCAACAGCGGCCCGATGGTGACGAGGGCGGGGCCAAGGCTCTTGCCAATGGTGGCGGCGAAGTTCTCGACCCGCGTCCGGTATTCGTCCAGATGGCCGCCGAAGGTATCGTGCTGGGCCTCAGCCACACCCCGAAGGCGAGGGAGCAGTTGCTCGTTGAGGATGCGGTCATAGTTCTTGGTGGCGCCGCTGGCCTTCTCGTTGGCCGTCGCTACTTCCGCCGCCGTCAGACCCACATTCCGCTGCGCCAGCGTGACCGCCTCGTGGGCCCTG